AATGTTGGCAGATTGAGGACGAGAAGAGAAAGCACGAAGCATTGAAAGAATTCAATCAAGAGTTTATTGATCTTTCTCGGTCTGTTTATATTTTGAATGATATGAGAGCCGAAGTAAAACGAAAGATAAATCAACTAGCACAATCTGAAATTCAAGAATACAAAAGCCATGGGAATTACTTATGAGTTATAAATGGAAATTAATGGATGACATAATCACACCTTCAGACAAAGCGGCAATGGCAGACTTTCTACTGTCGTCAGACCGTCTGACAAACGGACCGAAGGTAAAGGAGTTTGAAGAAGCATGGAGTGAGTGGTTAGGTTGTAAACACTCTCTGTTTGTTCAGTCGGGCAGTACAGCTAACCTTCTTTTGGTAGCGGCTGTCAAAGAGAAATACAATCTACAAAATGGTGACAAAGTCCTTGTTCCTCTCTGCACATGGATGACCAACGTTGCGCCAATTATGCAACTTGGTTTGACACCGGTCTTTGCCGATATCAACTTCGACGACTACAGCTTTGATCTGATAAAAATTCAAGAGCAGATGAGTGAAGACGAACGAAAAGAAATCAAGATGGTCTTCATCACTCACCTTCTAGGATTGAATGCGAAGGTGGATGATATTGCATATCTTTTCCCTAATGCAATACTCATCGAAGATGTCTGTGAGAGCCATGGTGTCGAAGATGCGAACGGAGTTAAGCGAGGAGCAAAATCTCTTGGTTCTACATTTAGTTTCTACTTTGGTCATCACATGACAACGATCGAAGGTGGTATGGTTTGTTGTAATGACGACGATCTGTATGATTTGATGAGAATGAAGCGTAGTCACGGTATGGCACGTGAGTCAACTCGATTTGAAGAATATGCCGCTCAGAATCCTGATATCAATCCTCAGTTTCTTTTTGTCACTGATGGATTAAACTGTCGAAACGATGAGGTACATGCTGTTCTTGGTCTAGAGCAGTTAAAGCGTCTCGATAGTTTCATCGAAGCACGTCGAAAGAACTTTGATCGATATATCAAGTTATTAGATCCATTCAAGTTCTATGTTCCTGAAGCGGGTAGAAACAACAGCAGTTTCTGTTTCCCCTTTGTTGCCAAAGAAAAGGCAGTGGCGGATCGAGTCAAGAAATTGTTAGACGAAGCGGGTATTGAGACTCGTCCTGTTATCGGTGGTAATCTGATGAGACACCCATTTTTAAAGCGACTAGATAATGTACCCGTTGCTACAGATCAAGCAAATGCAGATCTGGCGCATGAACATGGAGTGTACATCGGCAACAATCATCTATTGACCGATGAGCACTTTGAATTACTTGAAGGAGTTCTTAATCAGTTATGAAGACTGCAATAGTTACTGGTGTTACCGGTCAAGACGGTGGTTACCTTGCCAAGTTTCTTCTTGGTAAGGGCTACAAAGTCTATGGCGTTATTTCACGTCGAATCAATCAGTCATTCGAAAATCTCGAATGGCTTGGTATCAAAGATCAGATTGAGTTAGTTAGTGCTGATTTAACAGATCAGTGTAGTATTCAGAATATCGTCAAAGATATTCAACCTGACGAGTTCTACAATCTTGCCGCCCAAAGTTTTGTGGGTTTGTCATGGCAGATGCCTGTCTATGTTTCGGCTGTGAATGGTATGGGTGTGTTGTATGTTCTCGAAGCAATCCGACAGTTTAGTCCTCATACCAAACTGTATCAAGCAGGTACTTCTGAGATGTACGGCAACTCAGGCGGTGCAGAGCCTAAGACTGAGTTGACACCTTTTATTCCTCGTTCTCCATACGGTGTTGCCAAAGCGTTTGCTCATAATATGGTCGTCAACTATCGTGAAAGTTATGACATGTTCGCTTGTGGCGGTATTCTCTTCAATCATGAAAGTCCGACTCGGGGCATTGAGTTTGTGACTCGGAAGATTAGTGATGGTGTTGCTCGAATCAAACTTGGCTTAAGTGACGAGATTGTGTTGGGTAATCTGGAAGCCAAACGTGATTGGGGATTTGCAGGAGAGTTTGTTGAAGGTATGTGGATGATGCTTCAACAAGAAGAGCCTGACGATTATGTTCTCGCTACAGGAAAGAGCTACAGCATTCGGGACTTCCTTGATCTTGCCTTTGCCGAAGTTGGAATAGCCGATTGGTCACAGTATGTTAAACAAGACCCTAAGTTTTTCCGTCCTGCCGAACTCCATGTTCTGTTAGGTGATGCTTCGAAAGCAAAAGAGAAACTCGGATGGGAAGCCAAGATGGAACTGAAAGAACTGGCTTCGATTATGGTACAAGCAGACCTACAAAGGTTGTCATGATGGATTTTACTGCCGTCTTTACATTCCCCGAACGTTATCAATACGCATTCGATAATGTGAAGGCGGCTGAGAAATGTTTGCCCGACAACTGCAATATCATCGTTCAGTATGAGGGTGATAATCTACCTGAGAATACTGACAAGATCACTTATGTACCGTTTGATCTCACTGAAGTAAAGGCTTTTCAGGAGAAGTCAAAAGATCTACTTGCCACTAAGGTACAGCGAAGACGATCTAATAAGAAAAGCGAAAACATGTCATATACTAAAAGTGATATGTGGCTGTGGGATGCGCATCGTTTCTGTTACAAAGTCTATGCCATATTAAATTCTTTACCACTGACCAATCGCTATCTGTGTTACATAGACTCTGATGTGATATTCCATAAAAAGATGCCTGATGATTTTCTTTACACGTTGTTTGAAGAAGGTAAGTTTGCTTCTTATATAAATCGTGAGACGGGTTCTTATCTTTTTCCCGACACGGGTTACATAGGCTTTGACACTCATCATTCAGCCAACGATTTGTATTGGCAAGAGATGAGAACCTTGTACGATGATTTGAAACTATTTGATATTAAAACAGGCTGGACGGATTGCCATGCGTTTCAACATTGTATACAATACTTGGAAGCACAAGGCATTGAGTCACACAAATTACTCCCGCCCAAACTGAAGATGTCATGGAACAGTTGGAAGAACGTGCCGTTATCTAAGTATTGTACGCATCATAAAGGCGATTACTTTACAAAACCGAGCGAATAGAATGAAAGCATTTGTTATTACGATAACCGATTTAGATGGATCTGTTAAGTGTTCTGAGCGTTGTATCAAAAGTGCCAACGACAAATCTAATCTTCACGTCGAGATGTTTGATGCTATCACGCCTAAGAAGAATCCGAAAGCGTTAGCCAAGAAACGACAAATCAACCTTGAAGGATTCAAGCATGATGTTGGCTCACGACCTGACAATGTGATCTCGGCATTCATGTCTCACTATACACTATGGGATATGTGTGCTAAGGGTAAAGAAGAGTTTGTGATCTTTGAGCATGACGCTGTTGTTCTTGATCAGATACCACAGTACGCACCTTACAAAGGTTGTCTCAGTCTTGGTGCACCGAGCTATGGTAAGTTTGTTCAGCCGTTTCAGATGGGCGTCATACCATTGACGAGTAAGAAATACTTTCCAGGCGCACACGCATACAAACTTAAGCCAGCAGGTGCCAAAGTTTTAGTTGAACAGGCACCATTCTATGCTCAAGCGACTGATGTTTATTTGAACGTAGACCTTTTTCCTTGGCTAGAGGAATATTACCCTTGGCCTGTGGTCGCTAAAGATACGTTCACTACGATTCAAAACAAGACGGGCTGTTACGCCAAGCACAACTACAAAGAAGGGAGTTACGATTTTGTCAAAGTCGAATAGAGCCTTTATAACAGGATGTGATTCTAATACCGAATGGATGCTCAAGTGGTTCATCAAGAACTATAAGAAGCACAATGATACACCATTGGTGTTTTGTGATTTTGGTATCACCCAAGAAACACGGTCTTGGTTATATCAGGTCGAGAAGATAGAAATCATAGACTTACCCAAGCAATCAGTAGGTGGATGGTTCTATAAGCCTGCGGCACTGTATCATTCACCTTACGAAGAAACGTGTTGGATCGATACCGACATTCAGGTACTAGGTGATCTATCTGGTATTTTCAAATACGTTGAGAACGATAAACTCGCCATGGTCGAAGACAAGCCATGGTCTGCACGACGAGGTGAGAAATGGCACAACTCAGGTGTCGTAGCGATTCGTGGTAAGCCACCGATTCTAAAAAAGTGGATGCAGAGTTGCTTAAATAATCCAAGACTTGGCGATCAAGAAATACTACATGAAATAGTGAGAATCAATCCTATGATGAGATTGATGCACATCGCTGACGTACCTAATATATACAACTGGTTGCGTATACAGCTAATAGATGGACAAGATAATCCCAACAAGCTGTGTATGCATTGGACAGGTCAAGCAGGTAAAGATCAGATACGGAAATTAATGTATAATGAGTAAAGTATTTCATGTAATTGGCAACGGCGATAAAGCCGTTTACTATAAAAGAGAGAAGCGAGAAGGATACAATCTCCTTTGCAATATGCCTCCATTTGAAATGGCACCTCAAGACGTGTATGCAACATGCATGGTCGACTTTAAGATGATGATGGCATTGACAGAGGGTTCGATCAAACTGGATCAGTACGAGTGGGTTTTAGGTACTCGACCTCGTATCTGGATGTATGAGCGATCTGCTTTCTATCTCAAGTATGCTAATCGTGTCAAAGAGTTCTACACGCACGTACCAGCGTATGCAGGTAATGCGACGAATTTTAACTGTGGTCATATGGCAGTTCACTATGCCGCCAACCAAAAGAAAGCAGATGAGATTCACATGTACGGATTCGACACACTGTTTGATTTCAACATGCGTAGTGTGACTGATCTGATTCTATCCAGTGATCGTACAACCACCAACAACTTCAGACTGTTAAACAACTGGCGTCCTATCTGGCGTGATATCTTTCGAGAGTTTCCCAACACTAAGTTTGTGCTTCATCACAATCATGATAATTTAAAGATACCGAAACTTGACAATATGGAAGTGGTGGTGTATAATGATAAACTGACAAAGGCACAGACCACTCAAGATGTTAGTGACATTAGTGATGGTCGTGGTATGCACGTGCCCATTGATACACAGCCTCTAAATCGAAAGCAAAGACGTGCACAAGAGGCTATAAAACGAAAGGCTAAATGATGTTTGAACATGTTGGTGTTGATCTTGGTTATGATGATTTAAATGCGGATACTTCAGAGTCAGGTCGACTCTATTCTACACCTGACGGTCGCAAGTATCCTTCTATAACGACAGTTCTTTCTATTCTCTCCGAAGACGCCATCAAAGCATGGCGTAAACGTGTTGGTGAAGAAGAAGCGAACCGAATTTCCCACCGTGCCTCCACACGTGGTACAGCAGTACATGCTATTGTCGAAGATTATCTGAACAACGTTGAGAACTACAAAGAAAAGTATGCTCTGAATATTATCGATAATTTTCTGCCACTTAAAGAAATCCTAGATACTCGTATCGGCAAGATCTATGCTCAAGAAGTGCCTCTCTTCTCTCACCACTTGCGTGTAGCGGGACGAGTTGACTGTGTAGCAGAGTTTGACGGCAAGATTTCGATCATCGACTTTAAGACTTCTCGTAAGATCAAGCAGAAAAAATATATCGAAAACTACTTTATGCAAGAAGCCGCATATGCTATAATGTTTGAAGAACGAACAGGTATACCTATCACTCAACTCGTGACACTGATCGCCGTTGATGACGAACAGCCTCAAATATTCGTTGAGCATCGTGATAATTGGACAGACAGATTGTTGGAGACAATTCGGAAATATGAAGACAAGTGAAGTAAGCATTGAAGAACAATGGGAATTGTTTCAGGCAAACGCTGATATAGAATCCATCGAAGACATTTCTGATGAAGAGATGCGTGAAACAATCATGAAAGACCTAGAATTTGTTTCGCAGATGACCGTTGGTGAATATACACTTTACCAGAAATGGCTTGAGGTGCATCGTAAATATCCTACTGAAACCGTCTCTACCTTGTTCGGCGAAGAGGTTCAACTCAAAGATCCTAATCAGAAGAAAGCGATCGATGCCGCTAAGTCTAACATTTGGCGTCCTGAACATCCTGATGATTATCGGAAACTGAAGCCTAAACTTGTGTATACCGACGATACTCAAGAAATTACTCGTGTGGGTGTTGATGGTAGTATTGTTACTGAGAAGACTAAGCGTACCGATACGTTAGCGGCTGAGTGGAATCTAGTACGAAATTTCACATCGACCATGAAGAACAATCCTAATATTGGTCGCAATTTAAACTTTCAGGTCATCGATGAAGTTACCGGTAAATATCTTGGTGTAATGTGCATATCTTCGGACTTTCTCGACTTAACACCCCGTGACAATTGGATAGGGTGGGAACGTGAAAAGAAAACCCAAGGCAATATGATCAATTACACTGCTATTGGCAGTACAATTGTACCGACGCAACCGTTAGGCTACAACTACGTCGGAGGCAAATTGCTTGCATTACTGTGTTTGTCTGACACAGTGCAGAACCTGTGGAAAGAAAAATATGGTGATGTTCTGACTGGTGTTACCACAACATCTCTATACGGTAAGACAAAGCAAGGTGGTCTTTCTCAGTATGATCGTCTTAAACACTGGAAGAAAATGGGCTTTAGTTCAGGCTCAATGGCATACGAAACACACAAAGACACCCAAGCTAAAATACTGAAGTGGATGGCAAAGCATCACACATACAAATACTTTGAATGGTATGAGGCAGTGAAGGCTTCGGGTATGCCATACAAGCGTGATCACCGTAATCGTTCGTTTCACTTCACATATTCGAAATTGAAAATACCTAAGCACTTGATATCATGTGAACACGGTCGAGGTATATACTTTGCTCCTTTGTATGACAACACCAAAGAGTTTTTACGTGGTGAAATAGATGAGACAAAACTCATAAAGTCTATAGATACTTCGGACGAGACCTTAGTTGAATTGTGGAAAACTAAATACGCATCGAAACGTATTAGAAATTTGGTAGAAAACGATCGTGTGTCTGACGAGACATTGTTCTACGATGATTTGATCTATTTGACGTGGGAAGAAACTAAAGAAAAATATTTAAATGAGGTAGGACGATGAGTTTTATTCGAGAAGCCACAAACGATCTTCACACCGAGTTAGAAGCACTGCCATTCAACGTTAAGATGTTCAAGGGCGAACAGACTGACGAAGAACGTCGAGCCTATCTCACATCAAACAAGCACATATTCACATCACTTGATCCGCATGTACCACCAGAGTTTCGAAGACTCAAAGCAATAGAAAAGGATCTGAAAGCATTAGGCGGTCCTTCGGATTTTGTTCTAGGATCATCGATTGATTATTCGTATTATCTACAACATCATTGTGAAAACATAGGCGCTCACATCTATCTGAACTACATGGGATTTATGTACGGTGGTCAGATCATGAAGAAGCGATACCCTACGTCTGCTTCAATGTATGAGTTTGAAGAGATCGAAGAGAAACGAGAATATATACGTGAACAGGTGTGTGAAGACACCGAAGAGTTTGTGAACGAAGTTCGCAACGGATTTCACTGGCACATCAATATCAGTAAAGAGTTAGGAAGGTACTTTCGTGTTGTGGGATAAGTTTATCGATATGAGTGAAGAACTCATAAAGATATTTGATACCAATGGTAAACGTCACTACAGTGTGAATGAATGGGATAAATGTCACAGCAACTATTTCTGGTCGTCAGATGTACTAGAGATGGGACATATATCGATCATTGATATGAGACCTTCGAAGGGTATGTGGATGATGCATGTCAACACATACTCAAAAGGATATGTGCCAATGCCGATCTATGGCTTTGATGTTGTAGTAGGCAAGAATAAAGTTACAGGATGTTTTCATGACATGTCGCCTACAGACGATGTGAATCACCCTTTGTGTCAAAAGTTTCGAGAGCAAGTCGCACCATTCGTACCTGAGCGAACTCGACCATTGCCTGATTGGGCAAAGGAGATCTTTAGTGATTCAATGATTGCGGCAGGTAATGTTCGAGACGAAGAAGAGGTCGATCGCTTGATATCATTTGGTATTCAGCATCTCAAAGATTGGTTTGATCATCGACCAGCATCTTCTGAAGCGCATCGTGAAGGTAAGGCTAAATACTGCAAAAACCAGTTGATGAACGAGAACAGTAAAAACGTAATGATATCGCTCGGTCTTGATGAAGAATATGTAAACAAATTCAAAAAGATACAGTTTCCATATGTTTAATTTAAATTACGAATTACACGAGACACCATTTCCACACATCATCATACGTGACTTTGTCCAAGACAAAGAGATGCTTGATTACCTTAGTAACAATGCAGAACTCAAAGACACCATGAGACAGTTTCGAAATCTCGAACGCTATGGTGTATTTGTGGGTCGTGAGAGTGAGAGTCGATGGACAACTGCACTACCTTCAAATAAATTCTCCGGTAAGTTCAATGATGTTGTTATGAAAACATTAACGTCATTGCAAAATAGCGAAGGATTTCGGGACATGCTTGACGAAGCATTTCGTCCATATTTTGAAAAAGAGTATCCAAACTTTTCCGATTCTATGCTACAAGACAAGAGTATGTACTCGTATGGTGCATACAATGCATGTACTGAGGCAAAAAATATTATCGGCTGGCACATGGATAATGGTGACAAGTTGGTATCGGGTCTGTTATACTTTAGAGAGAAAGGCGATACTTCCGACGACGGTCACTTTCAAATCACCGACGGTAAAGATCGTCTGATTAAAGAAATACCATACGAAGACAACGTGTTTGTCATTTGGCCTAATCTGACGAACTCATGGCATCGTGCGACAGTGAGATATCCCACAACGCATCTAAGACGTATTATCAATTTTGCAATGTACACCGAAGATGGTAAGTACTATCATGATTACAAAACAGACAAGCATGATATCCATGACAAGACACACCGATCGGTAAACGAACTACACTCAATCAAAATATTTGGATTCAAGAAGGTGAATAAATTAGTATGAACAGCAAGAAAGCCAAGTTGATGCGAAAATACGGTAAGGTTGACAAGAAGACAAAAAGAAACTATAATGAGTTATCACATGAAGAAAAAGGTCTTCTTGCTGATATCTACAAATTCAATCTTGAGAGACGTAAAGATACATAATGAATATATTTTATTTACATGCTGATCCTAATATTTGCGCACAACAACATTGTGATAAGCATGTGGTCAAAATGCTTATTGAGTATGCTCAGTTGCTATCGACAGCGCATCGTGTAGTTGATGGTGAGCACTGGTATGGTCGAACAACGACTGGTCGACGTATCGCTCGTTATTTTCACCCAGATCCTTCTATGAACTCTGAGTTGTACAAGGCATGTCACATCAACCATCCGTCTGCTTTGTGGGTACGTAAGTCTGCACGAAACTACGCTTGGTTATACGACATGTGGACCGCACTCGCATACGAGTACGAGCATAGATACAATCGAGTTCATGAGTCGTTTCGTAAACTAGAGTATTATCTCCTTTTGCCACCTCAGAAAATACCTGATGTTGCTTTTACTCAGCCAACGCCTGCCATGGGCAATGCACCTGAGTGTATCGTAGAAGGCGATTCAATACAGTCTTATCGAAACTACTACTGGACTGACAAACGGGAATTTGCCAAATGGACTAATCGTAAACCACCTAACTGGTGGATAGAAAGAGAGAATCAAGATGTCGGGGAAAGGAAGCAAGCCGAGACCCTTCTCGGTTGATAGAGAAAAGTTTGAATCAAACTGGGATTCTATTTTTAATAAAAATAAGCAAGAAACTTGGAGTCATTACTGCAAACACAATGGCGAGACAGTACTTCAAAAAGGGTCATCTTGTCAATGGTGTGATGCAGATGAAAATGCCGAGTAGAGAACTAAAAAGAAGAGCACTTAAAGAATCAGTGAGTGATACAATTCTTGCCTCTATTATAAATTTGCCGTTAAACTTTGTGTTGATTGGCTTTTGTTTTTGGATGGAAATGACAGTTTTTACAATGTCAATATTCATGACGGCTGTGTTTACTGTGTTAGCCGTCATAAGAAAATATTATGTTAGACTTTATTTTGCAAGAGGTGACTGATGGCAAGACCTAAGAAAGTCAAGCCTACTAAGAGAAAGATTAAAACTCTTATACCTGAACCAAACTGGGATAAGTTAAGAAAGGCAAAGACGGAAGAAGAACGTCTTGACGCATGGCACACCTGTGATGAATTTGTTCACTATGAAGTCACAGAAAAAGAACACACGCACGGTCTGAAGCGATGGGTTGAATTAGAATCCAATTGGAATCTGACCGAAGAAGTGAAGATCATACCTGATACATTTCTTCATGTGTTTGCCAAGAACGGTTGGAAAGCACGACAATTAGGCTACATGCCCGATAATGTGTATCGATTTTTGGAGAGTCAACTCAAGCCGCTTCTTATCAAAGCACAGAAACTTCGTGATCAAGTTGTTGAAACTGGATTTGACTTTTCATCCCTTGACAAAGAGGACGAATGGCATCCTACCAAAGTAAAAGAATGGCTGAAGAAATGGCAAGCCCATCTCAAAAGCATTAAGTCGTATGAAGATCATGTTGATTCAAAGTATCGCATGGAATACCAAATAGCACAAACGTATGTCTACAATCTCGCATTGTATCTTCGAAGCGGAGTTTGGCTCGACTCACATTGGGGTGAGAATCGAGAAAAGAGAACAGTTCCTGTCAGTCGTGTGTTGGCATATGATCGAAACGGTGAAGTAAAACGCACACAAGGCGTTTATTATCCTGATCTAGGAACTATATGGACAAAGGATATGGAAATACAATGAAACTTGGCGACGTGATGTTGACAAAGATACGATTTAATCGTATGATAGAGACTGCGGTAAAAGAAAATGCGTTGTCATACATTGATGCGATTGTTTATCTTTGTGAAGAAAATAATCTAGAAATAGAAGATGTAAAGAAATTTATTGGTGACCCTATCAAGGAGAAACTCGAAGCAGAAGCCAGACGTTTAAACTATCTGCCTCGTGGTAATGAATTACCTTTATAATGAACAAGAATCCGCAAGCGTTACTGCCGTATGGTCTGAACTCAAGCGTTCCGGCTATCACTCTACCAGACACTGATCTGTTTAAGAGTGAACGGGGTTCGCTTGCAAGAAATTATTTTGAAAACAGATTGGAACTTCTCAATCGTGAATATCAGGAGTTGGTTAATTTAGCAATGGAGAACGAACTAATCTATAAAGCAGAATATAATTTTGTCCCTCGTGTTGGCGTGGTGTATCACCTCTACGATATCGATGGCAAAATTATTTTGAGTCTCATTGGTCCAAACGAATGGGACAAAAAGTATCTAGGCTCTTATGAATTTACAGCCGATTCTGTATGGCAGAAGGTTGACAATGAATAGGTTTTCTGATACTATAAATAAACATATATTATGAATTATGTGGACAAAACTTAATACGAAACTATACGCTGAAATACAAGGAAATACATATGTCTTTTGCAAATCTAAAACGCAACCGTAACTCTATCTCTGATCTAGTCTCTGCCGCACAGGCAACAGATGCTCCCAAAGATACCAAATCCTACGTCGACGAACGCCAGTGGAAGCCAACTGTTGATAAAGCAGGCAATGGTTATGCTGTGATTCGTTTTCTACCCGCACCTGAAGGTAACGAACTACCTTGGGTACGATACTGGGATCATGGCTTCAAAGGTCCAACTGGTCAGTGGTACATCGAACGCTCATTGACTTCAATTGGTCAACAAGACCCTGTTTCCGAACACAACTCAATCTTGTGGAACTCGGGTCGAGAAGAAGATAAAGAAACTGCACGTAAACAGAAACGTCGATTGCACTATGTTTCGAACATCTACGTTGAATCTGATCCTGCAAATCCTCAGAACGAGGGTAAAGTGTTCATGTTCACTTATGGTAAGAAAATCTATGACAAGATCATGGACGTAATGCAACCTCAGTTTGCTGATGAAGATCCAATCAATCCGTTTGACTTCTGGGAAGGCGCTTCATTTAAACTTAAGATTCAGAATGTTGCGGGTTATCGTAACTATGATAAGTCCGAGTTTGCATCTCAGTCTACGCTATTGGGCGGTGATGAAGATGAACTGGAACAAATCTATGAACAGTTGCACGATCTGAATGAGTTCACTGACCCTAAACAGTATAAGTCTTATGATGAGTTAAAAGCTCGATTAATGCTTGTTCTTGGTGAGACTGCACCTCAGTCAACTAAACAGCAAGTCGTTATGGAGCGAGTAGAAGAACCTGCTCCCGTTAGAACAGCGCCAGCTCCTGCACCTGCGAGCAGTGTTGTTGAAGACACCGAAGAAGACACAATGTCTTACTTTGCTAAGTTAGCGGCTGAAGACTGATCGGTTTACCTGTTGGTGGAAAAACAGGAGGCGGGTGAGAATCCCGCCTTTTTTTTACCAAGCCATAGAGTAAGCGTCTGCTCTACTACCATTACTAGTAACAGGACTTGGTGTGTAGAAAGGATCTCCGCCACCAGAGTTAGCCGTTACATTCGAAGTCGGTGCATTGACGTTTGACTGATTGATCACATTAATAGTAGGTGATTCAAGAACAGTATCTTCACCTATCTTATTAGCAATTGTGCTTCGTGTAGTGTCACCTCTCATTCTTTCTCGAATCGTCTGTCTTTGCGCCCCTCGTTTCATAGTCTCAACCATTTCTTTTGCTGACGTACCAGAAGTACTATTACCTTCAATGTTGTTTGAGGCACTTGATCTGTTATTGTATCGTGGATCAGCATTCAGCGCATCTGCTACTGTCATTTCGCCTTCTGCATTTTGAGACGCTTCACGTCTTGCACGTCTACCTTGTCCTGATGGAGGACCAGATGCGATGACTTCTCCTGGGGGTTCTGAAGTCTCAGGCATAGTACCTCCACTGCCACCTTCAAAGGCATGATTAAACGCTGTCTTGAAAGCCTCGATTGGATTCTGAAATCTCAGTGCCGCTTTAACCGCCGCCCCAATACCACGAAGTAGACCTTCACTGAAGTTCGACAACCAATCAATAATTTGACCAAACGTATCAGAGAAAGAGAAACTGTCTAGAAGTTTTGCAAAGTTCTCAAAGCCCAGTTTTTCCATGAGCCATGAGACACCATCTTTCAACATGTCGAGTGGCACTAATACAATGTTGGCAAGACCCTTAACGATACCTCGTGCTACAGCATAGAACGTATCAAGAAAGTCTGAACCAGGTGCCATTGTGGTCAACTCATTATAGAGCGAACTAATTACTTCAAATGCGGCTGTGATGGGTAGGAAGATTCGACCTATGATACGAAAGAAACCAAAGAACTTACTAAAGATTCGACCAAAGGATTTGGCGAAATCAGTAATCGGCTTGAAGAACTTTGCGACTTTACCTATCGCTTTACCAAACGCACCTTCGGTCTTAAAGAAGTTGCCCATTCGTGTGAAGAAGTCTGTTACAGGTTTAAAGCCATTCTTGATTGACTGCCATGCTCTACCAAGAGCACCTTCTGAAGAGAAGAACGTCTTGATCGCTTGTCCCCATCGAGCAAGTCTAGCGGCAAAATCTGCTTTAAATGTTTTTAGAAGAGTCCAAAGTGTATCAGCAATACCTGCGGCAAAGCCAGCAACAGCGCCTGTCAATCCTGCCGCCAGCATTGCCAAGCCTGACAACTTCAACTTGCCAGTATCTTTATCCTTATCATTATCACTACCACCATCAACATCAGGACCACTATCACCAGAAATACGTTCTCGCATCATCTCCATTTCATCCATCTTACTGGCGAACCAAAGTGTGATGAAATTGTCAAGGTTACGATCAAGGCTTTTCAAGGTGCCAATAAGAGGACCCTCGATACGCTCAAGAGTCTGATTGGTTTGCATCTGTTCTAGTACAACATCATCCAGTGTAATTGTTGCCATTAGCTTTCTTCTTAGCCTCTTTTTCTTCTTCTAAAGTTTGCATTAACAGAATCAAGTGAACCTCTCTCTCCCATGGCATCATGTTTTCAATCTCTGTTAATGCATAATGATGATACCTGAGTAGCAAAAAATTCGTCTTGAAATAATTTGCTAGACTATCGTGAGACAGGCACACTAAAAAAAACTTTGCATTCCTTGTAAAAGTATGTTATTATTATGATTACAACTTTGGCATGTAAAATTAATATCATGCTTCACTGTTGGTATATCTTGCATGTAACTTGTTATTTTTTCAAACTGACCTTGTGTCATCGACTCAATAAAGTTTTTAATGCTCTCGTCAGTTTCATCCGCCAGATCGATTCTTTCATCTTCAGTGATTACTGCTTTGATACACTTACCTAAAATCATAAAGCCTGCTTCGTTGGCATCCTCATCAAAGTTCATCATCTCATAACTAGGATATGACATCTCAACCGAAATCTTGTCGGACAATTTTATGATATTGTCTTTTTTCGCAACATTAACGGTAATGCTATCAAGATTGACCTCTTGGTCATTGGGTGTACCACATTCTTCGCAATTGATCTTTAGCGAGATATTTTCACCTACTGACTTTGCTCGAAGTTGCAGAAACATATACTCAACATCAAATGTTGTCAAATCTTTTTTGTTGACTTTTCCGTCACAACATGTTACAATAGTGTCAACAACTGCTCTAGTAATTTGGTGTATATCTTTTGACTCAGCCGCTATCATAAGAATCTTTTCTTCTTTGACAAGATAAGGTCGAAACCTAACCTTCTTTCCTGTCGAAGGTATTTTCATCTCATATTTTGGTGTATCATTTAGTAATGGTAATGCCATGATTTATTTCCTCATTTATCCTAATATATCGTAAAGTTTCTTCCCAAGTCTGCTACCAATATCTGTTGAAACACCAACCGATGCTGTAGCACCCACTTCGCCTTTTCTGTTTATTTTCTCGCCTTTCCAAGATTTATATGTAAACGAAACTGTTATCTCACTGATTGCACCTTCACCGTCTGAAAATGTTTCTTGTGAAACCGTTGTTGGATATGCTCGTTCTAATATCCAATGATAATTTGCCTTACCTGATCTACCCGCATCAAGGTCAAAATCAAGATTGATGTTGATAGGTCCTAAACTGAAATCGACCTGCTTATTAAAAACCGGATAACTCACACCTTTTTCTAATTGATAGATGTGAATAGGAAAACAGTAATTGTCGGGGTAATTGACAATGTATCGACCTTCTGCACCGTAGGGCTTAACTATGTTCTCTTGCCAATATTCAAAGTAGTTTCGAGCATACTGATCGTTCAGCACACGAAACGTCATACTGACCGGAGGATTCTGAAACCCGTGCACGACTTGCTGTAAATCAATACCCACTCGTCTTTCTACAGCCATAAGGTCACGACTTGGAAGAGCAACGCTACTGCACAAAAATCCTAATGCTTTACCATTAGGTCCATTACCAAGTGTAGGTAATTGAACATGGTAGAGATTGGTCTTTGCAAATCCCTTTCCTTTTGTAACGATCGATTTAAACTCGTCAATTGTACCTGGTCTAAACATTTGCGATTATTCTCCGTGAATCTTTGTAGACCTGACTCTTGTTGCCTTGCCATTGTGCTGTTGGTAAAAACGTAGCAATCTCCCATTCAGGTGCTGGCACCATTGCTAGTTGACCTTCTATCTGCGATGTGAGATAATGCTTAAAACAAGGTTTAAAATATTTCATCTTAGCCGCTCGATTAAGATAATTGTACTGCACATCAAATCGAGTGTTCTCGGTGTACTTCTTGTCTGTTGTAATATCCATCAAGTTATCAAGAAACTTTGCACGAAGTGGTATGGGCAAATAGTGTAGATTCAAACCATAGAATCCTTTCTGTGCCGGTCCCACCGCAATCACCAATGGAAATGAATCCCAGTACGGTAATGTGTCTCGATGCTTTGCATCATAGAAGAACATAAACATCGAACCCGTAATATACTTGGGTTTCATTTCAATAGGATCTTCTCGCATCAATGCTCGACGATTGACCCGCATTCTCTGCACTTTCTTTCTAAACCACGCACGTGACTCTTTGGTGCGTGGTGTAATACCCGCACGAAAGGCTTCGATTTCTACTGTCTGGAATAGATTACTCATGAATCTATTTAGTCTTTTTTCTGTAAGGTTTTAAAGGCTTTGTTGATTTAGGTTTAATACCTTTGGCTTCAAGTGTATTTTCTGTCCAGATCTCGAAGTGCCAACCACGATCTTTAGCGTATTCGTTCGCCGCTTCCCACTTGTTCATGTTTTTAATATATGTGTATCCTTCGGTGATGTATCGTTTCGTTCGTCTATTGCCTGTGGGTGGTCGTGTTTCTTTATCGGGCTTTATCTCTACGAGAACTGTTTTACCTGTCTTATAGACGATCTTTAGATCCATAAAGTATCGATGATATTTCTTGTCGACTTCATACAGATACGGTATAACGACCTCTTCGCTCGACCAAGCCTTCACTTCCGAACTCTCGTCACACCATTTGAAAGCCCACTTCTCCCACATGCTTCGATATACGACATTACGTGGATCACCTTGATACTTCTCAGGATGTTTTACTTTGTATTTTCCAGAATATGCCATACTTTCTCTATAAATAAAAAGACAGAACTTATTTATTGGGGCTTTCATGGCACTTAGAACAAACAAATACCGTGAGGCGGCGAATCAAAAAGCACGTGAGTTGCTACGTGCTGGTCGTGGTGAAGAACTTCAAGAAATCGAAGTTACAGCACAGAAGATTGTTATTGCCAAAGAAACTGCTGAACCTGAAGAGAATGTAAGCGAGACAGAACCCACTCTCGATGATCTTGATCGTGCCCGAAATTACAAATTTCCTCTGACGATGGAGCAAGAAGGTTTTCCATCTAAGATTATATTCAAAGCGATTAAGGTAGAAGGCGTTGATGTATTTGAAAAGACGGGTATCACCAAGTTATATGACAACATCAAATCTGGTATCGATAGATTAACTGGTGAGAATGCTTCGGTCAGTGAAGAGAATGTTGAGCCTGAAGAAGCGGATAAAATCATTGAAGACAGCAAAATTAAGAAGACAGAATTAGTTAGTTATGAAAACAATACAGGTGGTGAAGAAGTAGGTCGAGTTACTCTGCCTCTTCAAGTGTCACTCAAGTATAGTGATGTTGCAAACTATAACACAACAACTGGCTTAGGTGTTATCGGTGCGGCGGCTGAATCCGCATTAAATGGTCAGAATCCGTTTGCGGGCGCAACTGACAATGCAGGTAATTTGACTAGTGCGGCAAGTAGGTTAGTGTCACAATCTGTCGCAAAAAATCTTGGTTCTGTACTCGGCGCCGCCGCAGGTTTTGCTCTAGGTGGTAAAGCTCAAGGTTCGGTTGTCGGTTTTGTAGCAGGTTCGAATATCGGTGAAGGTCTTGGTAATGCTGTAACAAGTGCCACTCGTGTTGCTTCTGCACCAAATTTAAGAACATTATTTCAAAATGTTCCAATGAGAAACTTCACCTTTGACTTCAAATTAGTTGCAAACAATCGTGAAGAATCTCAAGTGATTCGTGATATCATCAAGTTCTTTCGACAAGAATTATATCCCGAAAAGATACCTTTAGGTACAAGTGGTGTTCCGTTAGCATATAAATTTCCCAACATGTTTGAGATCGAGGTGAAGAACAGATTCGGTCAGAATCCTGGTTTTAAATTTCAAAGATGTTATCTTCAAAACGTTTCAACAACATTCAACGAGACAACTCCCGCAATGTTTGTTGACGGTAGTTTTCTTGAGGCTAGTATCAGTCTTACGTTTACAGAAATCGTTACACTTGATAAACAGAAAGTACGTGCAGGTTACTAATGTCTAATTATTTCGAAAACTTTAGAAAAACACTATATCTGTTTGGTAACGAAAAATCTCCTGTTGCCATACAAGACTTATCAAAATATGTCAACGCAATTGATCAGATAGCAGACGAGATATCGGCTTATCTGACATATGAAATTCGTGATTTTGAAAGACCAGACACATTGTCATATCGTTTATATGGAACAAGCGAATATGACTGGACATTCTTTGTTATGAATGATACACTTCGAGAAAGAGGATGGCCTCTACCTCTTCAAGAATTGTACAGAGTAGGCACAAAGGAATTATATAAAGATTGGACGTGCTTACTAGATATTACCACTGCTGATAGTTCGGCTGAATTTGCAACGATCTATCCTAAAGGCCAAGAAGTTTTATTGAACGGTAGACGAATGATCGTCAAGTCAAAGAATTTACAAGTAGGTGAAATAACGCTTTACTCGCCCTTTTATTCAGAAGACAGTGATCACAGCGGTCTGACAGCACTTTCATATGGTGACGGCACAAATGCTATTGGTCTTTCAAACACGATTCGAGAATATAACGGAACATATCACTACATAGATGACAGTGAAAATCCGATAGATTTCTTTTTTAGTTCAAGCACAACAAAAGTGCCTGTGACGAACTTGGAACATCTCGTCAATGAGAATGATGAATTGAAAACGATTCGAGTGATCAAGAAAGAATTAATTGCAAGTGTTGTCGGTAGATTCAAAACACTGACTGGACAATAAACAATGGCATCGAAGACGCAGTTCAATATAATTGATGCCAGCGTGATATTTTCACGTGTCGATGGCTCTGAAGTCGAAGTTGACATTCGAAATAATGTCATTGAGTTTCAGACGTTCGAACATCTCCAGAAGCCATACATTGATGCACGTATTGTTTTTCTAGATGACTTCGGTATGAAAGACACCTTGTCTGTTCAAGGAACTGAACGTCTTCGCATAACTATCGGTGATCTAGATGAGCCTGAACAAGTTAGCTTTACAAAGTTTTTCTTCTTCTCAAAGATCAATGAAGTAAGAAAAGCCAACGAACGCTCGGAGATCATCTCTCTAGAACTCGTTGAAGAGCATGTGTTCGTTAATGCTGTAAAACAAATCAGTCGATCGTTTACATCAAACATAGAAAACATGATCGAAACTATTGTCACGAATGAACTAGGTCGATCAGTAACAAAGTATAAGTTTGAAGGTACTGCTCAAGGTATTCGAAAAGTCATTATACCTTATTTGAGTCCTCTTGAAGCAGTCAATTGGATAAAAGATCGTGCAACGACTCGAACAGGTTCTCCGATATATCTTCATGCTTCGTTGTTTTCAAACTCATTGAGATTATCCGATCTTGACAGTCTGCTAAAAGAACCATCGTTTAACGAAAAGTTTCCTCTACGATACACTCAAGCGGCTTCGAGTGTTGATGATAAAGATGATGAATTGAAATCATATTATAACATCATCTCATATCGAGAGTCAAACGTTGATAACATGATGCAACTCTACGAAGAAGGTGCGATAGGTTCTTATTATGCAAACATCGATGCCGGTACAGGCATTTCTTCGGGTGCGCATATAACGATTCGAGATATCATAGATGAGTTCTATACTAACGGTCTTATTTCACCTGATGTTGCTCAAACAGTATATGATCCTTCTTTATTGATTGATGGTAAATTGTCCGACGAATACAATTCTTTAAGTGTGTTTCAGGTAACATCGAGTGGCACATACAACCAGTTTAAGAGTTATCATGATGAGGCGGTACTATTAAACGAATACAACGATCTTATTGAATCAAAACTCAAGATCACAAATAAGATCATTCGCAACATTCTCAAAAAGAATGTCATTGACATTGGTGTAGATGGTAGATTGTTTTTAGAATCAGAGGCATCTCCTGGTAATAAAGTTCGTGTCATATTTCTAAACTCTAATACATCAAATGACGAGAAAGAAGATGCATCACAAATAGATAAAAGAAAAAGTGGTGATTATTTGATTTTAGCAATAAACCATAGGTTCAATGAGAACAAGCACCTATCTTCACTTCGATTAACTAAGATTGGCGAACTACCAAAAGATTACGGCGTATGAATGTATTGAGACCCATACAAAAAGAATATTACGGTGATGATGTACGCTGGTTTTTGGGCTATGTCGTCAACGCCACACCCCCTGCTGGTCTTGAAGGTCGTGTGAAAGTCCGTATTCTGGGGGTACACAGTGAAAAGACCGATGACATTCCTGAAAAGGATCTACCATGGGCACAAGTCATTGTGCCAACCACTGAAGGCGGATCTTCTGGTATCGGTCGTATTCCTCAGATGACTACAGGCGCTTTTGTGTTCGGTGTTTTTCTTGACGGTATCGCATCTCAGATTCCACTTGTGTTAGGTTCATTACCTCGTATTGAACTGCCAACAACAGTACAGAGCGGTAGACGATTGAACAGCATTGATAAGTTTGTTTATGATCAGAATCGAATTCAGAATGTTGTCATAACAAGACTCTACGATGATGACGTTCCAAATGCTGACGTAAACCTAAGACGACAACAAGCGATGAAGTTCTTCATTGATAACGGTTACAATCTGATACACTCTGCCGCATTGGCTGGCGCTTTACAAGGTGCATCATCGTTTGTCACATTCAATAGCAAACCCAAAACAGGTATTGCAAAATGGTCGGTCGATGGTAAGATTGGTAGTCGTTATGCAGGTCTATTGCAATTTGCCGTCTCGTATGTGCCAGCAACTGACTGGAAATTATTCTCTGTTCAGTTACAGTATGTTTTATTTGAATTGAGAAATAAGTTTGGTTCTGCAAATAATGCTCTTCTTGCCACACAAAATTTAACCGATGCCAGTGAAGTAGTAAATAGATTGTATCTGAAAATACCACAGAATACAAAGAGACTGGCGGAACGGGCTTATGAAGAGGTGATGACGTAGTGGCTGAAACACAACTAGAACAATTAAAAACTCAGGTAAAGAATGCTTCTAAATCGATATCAACCGAAAAGATCGAATCGACCGCAGAAGAAGTAAAGCAGGCGTTTACAAATGCAGGCGAGAGCATTGCAGGTCAGATAGCAGGTCAAGTTCAAGGTGGTATCGAAAGTCTAACACAGCAGGTCGATGCTTTCAAGGGTGAACTGAAAGACGCCAAGAAGACCGTTGAAGGTTTACTCAGTAATAACACCGCTAGCCTAGAGAACATGGCGACCGATATGGTCAACAATGCATTATCTGGCTTAACATCAAAGTTCGGTGCAAAAGTAGAAATACAATTCGGTGAGCCTGATGAGAACGGCGTTGTTCTTCCTATTGCATCTTCATTAGCAACAGACACTACAGGCGAAGAGGCAATCGCATCTGTTCTTTCTCAGATTACAGGTCTTGGTGTTGAACCTGGAGGTTTACAGAAGATCATCACAGATGCTTCTCCTGAAGGATTGTTGAATGCAGGAAAAGAATTAGTCGAAGGTAAGATCGGCGCATTCGGCGGAGCAGACGCTTTAAAGAATCTGGCGAAAGACGGACTCAAGGCAGTTACTGACGATCTCATTGATAAAGTTTTACCTGGAATACTTGCAGGTGGTGATATCAACAAAACTGTTAACAAGATTACTAACATAGACAGCGATGGACTTGGAGAATTAGTATACACATATGGTACTGTAACATCTAGTGGTCCAACAGATCTTGGTGAATTCAATGCAATGATTGATAATCTGAGCACAAACGTTGGCTTTGACTTAGATGTTCTAATCAAGCCAGAAAATGAAGTCAAGCAGAATCTTGAGGCCGCAAAAGCCGATGTGGAAAATCTTTCAGGCGGCAAAGACCCTGATCAAGTGATCGAGTCTGTTCAAACTCAAGCAGATCGCCGAAGTAGATTCTCTACAGAAGTGAGTAACTACGAATCGATAGTGACAACTCGTGTTGCCAAGAATTCTGAAGTTGGCGTGGTTCAAGGTATTAGTGCCGAGACTCTCTCAGATGTCCAAGGTCAGATTCGAAACTTTGTATCACCAAAATTTATAACAGATGCAGAAGTCAATCGTGTTATCAATCTGTCTCAAGGCGATAAAGCAGAAGAGAGTGAAGCAGTTAAATTACTGTACAACTTGACCAAGAAAGACTATAATGTAATCAAAGCATTTCTCAAATCTATTGACACCACTATCTTCAATTCGACTCGACCTCCTGTTTCTCAGCAGGTGTTTCCCGATCCGTATGAAATAGGATCATATCAAGAACAATGGCAGAAAGGTCAAAATGATCCTGTCTTTCCTTATGTTTCGTCTGTGGAAGAACTGCAAGCCGAGATACAATTTATCTCACGTGAGGTTGACAAGGTCATTGTTCATTGGTCAGAGACACATACTAATAAAAATATCGGCTCAGAAGAGATCAATGCGATTCATATTGAAGCGGGTCTAGATGGCATTGGTTATCACTATGTAATACGTCGAGACGGATCATTACAACGTGGTCGACCAGTCAACATACAAGGTGAACATGCATCGCCACTATCATTCGATGAGAAGTCTTTGGGTGTTGTTTTTATCGGCGGCATTAATGTACCAACAGGAACACCAAACAGCGAGAACTTTCTATCTGCTCAATCTCTTACACGAGCACAGTTGAATACATTCGACCACTTCTGTCGTGCAATATATCGAGTGTATCCAGGTATTTCAATTCTCGGTCACAATGATATAGATGACACAGGTGAAAATATCGATCCAGGATTTGATGTACCTGATTATGTTAAAACAAGGTTTGGAAAATGACTAATAGTATAGACAATTTAAAGTTTCGTGATCTTATAATCTCTCAAGGTCAAGAAGAAACTGAAGGTGTACCCGCCGACGGTTTTGCTGATGCGACTGGTGAATATCCCAAGCGTGATTACTTCTTTGGCACGAGCATCAACAAAGCGGCGATGGGTGCAAAGATCAACAGTCTTACTTTAGGCGGAAGTGAGTTCGGTGTCAACTTTGATTTGCCTGAGCAAAAGCCTTCTCAATATCCACACAACCAAGTTTCGGAAACACCATCGGGTCATGTTGTTGAAATAGATGACACCCCCGGTGGTGAACGTATATTAATCAAGCATCGCACTGGCGCTGGCATGGAACTACGTGCAGACGGCAGTGTTGTTATTTCATCACAACGACAAAAGATTGAGGTAGTTTCTGGCGATGAGACAGTAATTGTCGAAGGAGAAGGTAATCTTGTTTACAAAGGCAATCTCAATCTCACTGTTTCTGGCGATTTCAACGTTGATGTTGGTGGGAATTATAATCTACGTGTCGCAGGAGATAAAGACGAAGAGATCAAAGGACGACACACCAAAACAGTAAACCGTGATCAGAACTATACGATTCGAGGCGCTCGTGGTGAGCAAGTCGTGGGTATGGCAACGACAACTGTTCTCGAAGATGCGAACTGGATCATCAAAGGTACAGCAAAGCATTTCGTCGAAGATGATATTGAAATCACAACAGGCGGCAAACTGATTACGACAGCAGTTGAAGAATGGGTAGCGGCGGCACCTACAGCAAGTATCACTGCTCGACATTTAGGTATCATTGGTCACAAAGGTGTGATTGGTGGACCCGCAATTGACTACTACGGCAAAACATACGGTGGTCTTCCTGGTGAGAAAACAAACGTCTCGACATTCTATGGTGCTCTTGTTGGTCGTGCTACTGAAGCGTTTCATGCAGACTACTCGATGACATGTACAACAGCAGAGTATGCGAAAGGTGCCGGTAAAGCATTGATCGCCAACAAAGAGAAGAAGACAACTGTATCAACACCTGAGCCAACTCCAGGAGTTATGCCGTATCCTCAGATAACACAATCTGCACCATTACCTGCACCACCTATTGTCGAACTAATGTTGTCAACGAGTTCGTATGGTGTGCGTAATGTAGCGATTGATCCGAAACTCAAAGACAAGATACTCAAGTCTGATGATTACGAAGAGTTGTTTAACTTCGATCCCGACATTCACGAGATTCGATCGAAAATTCGGAGCCCTGTAAATAGAAACAACGAGACGTTTACTTCGTATCTAGTTCAAAACGGTCTTTTGAATTCTAAATTTAAGAAAACGATACCACAGAATATTGGTCGATCAGCCAGCAAGAAAGGTACGATAAGATTTGGTGTTGAATTGTTGGGTAATAACCCCGCAGATAATCGAAGCAAGAGATTTAAGGTGAATAGAAAATGAATATATTGATAGATCCTAAATACGATCCTAATCTCATCAACGAGATTACTTCGGCAACGAAACTTGGTCCAGGAATTTCTATGGCTAAGTTTTTGGGTGCGAAAGGATCTCGAACACAATTAGAGAAACTGTACAATGAGAGTTTTACGGGTTCAGTTGATCGATTACAACTTGCACGAAATCTAACACTTCATGCTCAGATTCTACAATCGATTGTCGGTATGGCAGAGTACTCACAGCATCGTTTGATTGTGAGTGAAGGTGTGTATGAACCAAATCCCAAGTTTGAAGTCACAGAAAAGCCAGCATTCGATGAAGGATTTGCGAAGTTTCTAGCGAGCGAAAGACCTGGAGCAACGTATGGCAAAAGCGGAACGGGATGGGTTGTTCGTTATCCAAACTACATTGGTGAAATGCCTTCAGATATTCTAGCACTTCGACGAAAAGGTCAAGCAGTCGTTTATCAACTCATTGATCGAAATGGCAAAACAGATCCCCAGAAGACGTTTGATCTGGCGGTATATTGGAAAGATTATATCAACTATGACAAACTCACACTTGACTATGACACATATGATCCGTCAGGTGAATTGACTTGTCAGATAGTGGTTGAAACACCAGAAGTACCAGCAGACTACAAAGTTTCATACAAGTACAACCTTGAGACTTTGTATAATGGTCAACTGCAAACCAAAAACGAATTGTTAGAAATTCTTTCTGACGATTGATATAAATAAAATAAAATAAAAATGGTTCAGATATGGCAATAAAGTCAAATCAAGACGGAGATTTAACTAACAGTATTCGAGTTGCCAAAGAGCGACTCTATTCTGATTTTGATCTCACGTTTGGTGCACGTACAACAACGGACGGAGACATCTTTAAGAAGACAGATGCCGCCGCTGTTAAGCAGGCACTGAAAACTCTGATTCTGACAAATCGATTCGAGAAACCGTATCGACCTGCCTTTGGTGGTAATCTGTCCGGCTTATTGTTTGAATTAGCCAACGAAGAGACTGGAGATGAAATACTATCCAGAATCAAGAGCACGATTGCCCGATATGAACCTCGTGTTCGTATTCTTGATATAGAAGTTACAGCCGAACCAGATTACAACAAAGTTAATGTAGTAATAGAATTTCGAGTAGTCTCTACAGGTATCACAGACGTACTGAAGATCGTACTAGGCAGTATTGGTGACTGTACACCAGAATTCAATCCTGCGCCGCCTGCTGAACCTTACGATGGTAACAGCATTACAACAGAGTCACTCAATCCAATTCTAACAGAAGCGGGAATATACTTAGTAGCGGATGACGGTCCATACTAACAGGAGATAATAAATGGCAACAACTATCAGATCAACAGATCTTGATTTTGATAACATCAAGAATAATCTAAAGTCTTTTTTAGCACAGACACCAGAGTTTGCTGATTATAACTTTGAAGCAAGTGCTTTGTCAAGTCTTTTAGATGTTCTTGCATATAACACCCACTACAACGCTTTGTTGGCAAACTTTGCATTGAACGAGTCGTTTCTTTCGACTGCTCAACTTCGTTCATCTCTTGTTAGTTTAGCGGGTGCTTTGGGTTACACAGTAGGCTCACGTCGAGCCGCTTGCTCTACGATCAACTTATATGTGACAAACCCTTTAAATCCATCGACAATGACTTTGCCCGCAGGCTTTCGTTTTACCTCTACGGTTAATGGTAAGAGTTATACTTTCAAAACACGTAAGACACTGATCGCCACAAACAACGGTTCGAACCAATACTTCTTTCGACTTGGCGAAAACCAAAACGTAGTGATTCATGAAGGTCAAGAGCAACGTAAAGTGTTCATTGCAGGACCTGTTGGTGAGAACGAGACTTATGTGATACCAACTGACAACATGGATTTGTCAACAGTTCAGGTGCGTGTGTATGCAGACCAGTCAACGGCTTTCTATGATGTGTATACGAACATAAACGATCTGGCTTCGATTGACAAGAACTCAAAAATATTTACAGTGAAAGAAACACCCAACGGACAATACGAATTAACGTTCGGTAATGGTGCTCGACTTGGTCAGTTTCCTTCTTCAGGTAATAAAATAGAAGTTATCTACGACAAGGTTGCAGGACCAGAAGCGAACGGTGCTAGAACATTCACACCACTAGATCGTGTGTTAGATTCAGAGAACGAAGAATTGACATTGAATGTTGTTACTGTCACAGTCGCTCATTCGGGTGCATACAAAGAGGGTATCGAATCTATTCGCAAGAATGCTCCTTACATGTATGCCACTCAGAATCGAATGGTGACCGCACAAGACTATGCGTCTCTTGCATTACGCAACTATGGCAATTCGATTTCAGATATCAAGGCGTGGGGTGGCGAAGATAATTTACCACCCAAGTACGGTACAGTCTTTCTGTCAGTTGTTTTCAATACGCCCGATCTAGTTGTACAACAAGAAACAAAGTCTAATATTCAAGCCCTTGCGAAGAATTTATCTGTAGCATCATTCAATGTTGAATTCACCGATCCTATTACAACATATCTAGAAGTCAGTGTGATATTCCAGTGGAATCCAAACCTGACAAGTTCAACACAGACTGCAATCGAGAATTTGGTCAACACGACAGTGGCACAATATTTTGAGGATGAACTTGGTGGATTTGATAAGTCATTTAGACGATCAAATCTTCTGACAGACATTGATGATGCTGAACCATCTATTCTTTCATCTCGTGCAGAAATTAAAATGCAGTATCGATTTACACCCGTTACGGGCGTTGTGGCGTATGATATCATTTTCCCAACTGCAATTCAATCGGCTCAAGATGATACGTACACCATTCGAAGTGAGAACTTCAACATTGGATCAAGTGTCTGCTTCTTACGTAATCGCTTGAATTCTACCGTTATTGAAGTCATTGATTTGTCAACAGGTCTTCCTTTACTTGACAACATTGGTGAATATATTCCTGCTGAAGGTAAACTTACATTGAGTTCATTTACGGGTACTTTGATATCAGGTGATTATTTGAGAATCACTGCAATACCTGCGAACCAGGCAACAGTTAATGCTAGACGAAATAACGTATTGGCGTTTGATCGGTCTGCGTCTTCTGCTAGGGCAGTTATCACGGATACAGTATAAATAAGAATCGTTGAATAAGAGAAAAAAGTATGTCTTCAAATATCACCGAAAGCTATAAACAACTGTTAGTCGATCTGTTCACTGCTGATGTCGCCAGTGACAGTGCGACATATTTTGTCGGTTTGTCTAATGCTGAAACAATAACAGAAACTGAAGATGTTGCATCGCCTTACCAAGAGTCGAAGTTTAGACATACTCTTCTATCGGTCAAACGATTGTCGAATGCATCATTTGTTGTGGCGAGAGAAAACTGGACAGCAAACGTAATATACACACAATATGATAACGATTTAGATACTGGTTTCTATGTTGTAAATTCAGACAATGAAGTGTTCATATGCGTTGAAACTTCTAGAACAGTAGACGGCACTGAACTACCATCGACCGTTGAACCAACATCAACACTGGCTTCAAATCGTGCTAAGACATTCGAAACAACTGATGGTTACAAGTGGCGTTATCTTTATCCGATCAGTAACATCGCAGTAGCAACATATAATACGATCGATTGGATACCAGTGAAGAAAGTTATCGACACTGGCGCTTTCATTTCTATTCCACAAGAGAATCGTCAGTTACTACTCCAAGACAGTGCTGTAGCGGGTGAAATTCTCAATCTACAAATTGACAGTGCGGGAACAGGCTACACAACCTCACCGACGATTACGATCACGGGAAATGGCTCGAACGCTAGATTTGTGTGTGATGTAAATGGTGGTAGAATCGTTCGAGTTCGAGTAGATTCCGATGGTACTTTCTCTACGCCTACAAAATGGGCACACGGTTCGGGTTACGATTTTGCATCGGCTATCGTATCAACAGGCGATGCTGTTCTTCGACCCGTTCTTTCAAGAGATGGACTTAACGCTGACCCTATCAGAACATTACGAGCAACTTCTGTGATGCTTCAAACAGACTTTGCAGGTGATGAGTTTGATACCATACTTGCACAAAACGATTTCAGTCAGATAGGTATTCTGAGAAATCTGAAGAAGTTTTCAGATTCAGACTTCACTGGAAACACTGGCAATGCTTTAAAAACATTAGAGCTTACAACGATCACAACAGGGTCACAATTGTTTGAAGACGAAAAGTTTCGAAACAATGGTCAGACCGCCGTTGGTAAAGTCGTTCACCACGATACTGTTAATCAGTTAGTGTACTACTATCAAGACGAAGAAACACATTTCACACCGTTCGATGAAACAATTGATGATACAATATCTGCGTTTGGTCCTAGTAACTCAGGTACTTCAGGCACATTCACTGCGGTGAATCAAGCAGATTTTAATACATATTCGGGTGATGTATTGTACATAAATAACATAAATGCATTGGGTTCTGGATCGAGTACAATCGGAGTTAGCCGAGAAGATACTCAAACAGAAGATATTAGAATAGTCATTCAGTTAGGATAAAACATGGCAACCACTTTCACTTCTACAACTCTTTCCAGCATCTATAATGATGACTTTAATAAAGATGATCACTATCATCAAATATTATTCAATTCTGGAAGAGCATTACAAGCACGAGAACTGACACAACTTCAGACGCTGATCTATCAAGAACTTGGTCGGTTTGGTCGAAACATCTTCAAAGAAGGTGCGGCAGTTTCATCGGGCGGTACTTCAATCAACAGTGCGTATGATTTCGTACAGATTGGTTCAATAGTATCGGGTGGTGATTTTGCTGATATACCAGTTGGTTCAGTTTTCGTTCAACAGCCGGAAGATATTCGAGCAAGAGTTTTAGCAGTAGTGCCTATCGATGTTGCCAATGGCATTACTGTAAACACACTCTACGTTCAATACATTAGTAGTGGAGACAACGCATCTTCTGTCGTAGGTAGTGATTACAAAACGTTTGATCCCAGTGCATCACTTACTCAGATTAGTGGCGACTACGAACTAACAGTAGCGGCTTCAGCAACTGCACCTGCAACGAACGTCACAGGTAAGGGTGTTCGAGTTGATGTTGCTGAAGGTGATTTCTTTGTCATGGGTCGCTTCGTTCATGCATCTGCTCAGTCTTTACTTTTGTCGCCATACAGTTCATCCGTCGACGCTGTTGTTGGCTTTAAAGTTGTTCAAGAAGTTGTTACAGTAAACGACACGTCCGCATTATACGATAATGCAGGTGGTCTTGTCAACACTGCATCTCCAGGTGCTGACCGATATCGAATCACCTTAGAGTTTGTCAATCAAGACGATGTCACAACTGACGATACATTCGTCTTTATTGCACGAATTGAGAACTCAAAGATCGTTGATGAAATTGATACGAATGATGGCTACAACAAGATTAATGATCTTCTTGCACTAAGAACCAAAGAAGAGTCAGGTGACTACATCGTTTCACCTTTCACTTTAGAATTTGATTCTGCTGATGTAAATAATCTCAGTGTTACTGTATCACCTGGATTAGCATACATCAATGGTTATCGAGTAGAGAATCCTTCACCGATTCGATTAACAGTACCACGTTCACAAGAAACAGAACTTGTTAACAACGAGCCGATTCCCGTTATCTACGGCAACTATGTTGAACTTGACGGTGCGAATATTCTTCCTGATCTGTCGTATGGTGTTCAAAATATTTACAGTGGCGTACCGACTAGCACAACGCAAATTGGTACATGTCGTGTGCGAGGTATCGACTTTTCGGGTGGTCTAAGAGCATTTCTTTTTGATGTTCAAATGAATGCTGGCGCTGATTTTAGTACTGCAACGTCAATTGGTACAAACACATCTCAGCGCCTGTATATCACGAATCCTACTGGCTCAAATGCACAACTTTTGGGTACAACTGATAATGATCTGCTGTTCCCCACACCTCGTCCACGTTCAGAATCATTGGCTGATATCATTCTAGTTCGCCAAGAGTATTTCTCGGGCGATGCAAATGTTTCAGGTGAACTTGAACTAGGCACTTTAACAAATGGTGTGTACATTGACAACGCATTGTGGATTGTGTGTCGAACAGACACCGTTAATGCGGCTGTAACCGGTGCAACTGTCACTGGAATTGGCACAGACACGGCGAAAATTACAGGTCTAACAGCCGGCGCAACTTATCGTGTTCTTTATTATATGCAAGTTGACACACCCGTGATTGCTTCGAAATCATCCGTAGATGTTACAGGTGCAACAATTTCTTTGTCTTCTGCCGGCGTATACGATTTTGGTGTACCTGATGTGTATCAAATTGACGAGATCAAAGACAGCGCAACCGGTATCGATGTCTCAGAACGATACATTCTCGATGATGGTCAACGAGATAACTTCTATGACACAAGTAAGTTGTTACTAATTTCGGGTGAAGATAGTGTGAATCCCGCAGGCACTCCACTTGGTGGTAAACTATATGTCTCATACAAGAAGTTCGATCACACGGGTGTCGGTGATTTCTATGCACCTTCTTCTTATGACGTGCCTTATTCTCAAGTGCCGACTCACACGCTGAAAGATGGTACTGAGGTAAGTCTGAGAAATTATCTTGACTTCCGTCCCGATAAAAATGGCAACAGTTTCTCAAACATTTTCTATTTGCCTCGTCGTGGTACTTCTATCACTGCCGATGTATCATACTATTTGCCTCGTGCGGATAAGTTAATTGCAACTCAAGAAGGTGAGTTTCAGATTCTGATGGGTCAACAGTCACGTGATCCACAGTTGAAGAAAACACCTGACAACTCAATGGAATTGTATCAGATTCTAATGGGCGCAAACACAGCCGACGAAGACGATGTTCAGATTCGAGCGATTGAACACAAGCATTACACAATGGCTGATATTGCCAAGTTAGAAAACAAACTTGAAGATCTTCGAGAGTATACTGAACTAAACATCGCAGAACTTCGTGCGTATCACACACCATCATTAGACAGTGACGGTATTCCTCGACCCGAAGCAGGTATGGTTGTCGATGAGAACTTAGATCAGACTGGTGCTGACACTGAGAATGATGACTATGCGGCTTCTCTTGATCCTGAGAATCAATTGATTCGTCCTAAGTTAGACGAAGACAATATTCGAATGGTGTACGAGAGTTCATTGTCAAGCAATGTTATCAAGAAAGGTGACAACGTCTACCTTGATTATACAGAGGTAACTTGGAAAGATCAACCGTTAGCATCTCGTTCTGTTAAAGTCAATCCATTCTCATCTACGGCAACGATTGGCACGATCAAGTTGTCGCCATCATCTGACGAATTCAAAGATTCGAAAGAAGATGCTGTCAAGGTCATTAAAGGTTCGGGTAAGCTAGATGTCAAGCAAGCGTTCTTGTGGAACAACTGGCAGTGGAACTGGAAAGGTCGTAGCGATGAAGATCAGTGGAAATATCCAAGTGCTCGTGCCACTGCGGCTGGCTATTCAACTCGTAAACGTTTACAGCGTTTCTTAGACAAAGGCGATGTTTACTCATCACAACGATTGACTCGTGGTGATGCTGGTCATGTTAGACGAGTCGTCAAGAATGACACGCTACGTACTCAAGTAGGCAACAAAACTATTGATGTTGCGCTTATTCCATGGATGCGTTCTCGTAAAGTTTATTTCCATGCGAAAGGTCTAAAACCCAATACGAAGTTTACGCCATTCTTTGATGGTCAAGACGTATCACAATGGTGTCGTCAAGAGTCCACGTTTGTTCAATGGTCTGATCGCACAGACGATGTGGGTAATTTGTTTACTCAAAGCACATTGACTGAACATCCCGATGGATCAACGTCACTTGTTACTGATGCAAACGGTGAAGTAATTGGATCATTGTGGATTCCAAATATCAAGCCAGAATACTATACGAAGAAAGTTGGTAAGCGTAAAGAAATAAAAGCGGTTTATCCAAGATTCCGTGTAGGTGTGCGTGAGTTCAAACTACTTGATATCAATGTTAACGATTGGAACCAAGCGAGTAGTAAAGCGTTTACTTATTACACCGCACGTGGTGCATTATGGACTCGTTGGCTGAATCACTTAACGACTCGACCACTTCAATACACATTCCCATTGGGTTATGGTTTTGGTGGATTTACTTCAGCATACACACCAAAAGAGTTGAAAGAAGCCCTTGATCAGATCACTGCCGCAAATGTGGGTATTGAGCAACCACAACTAGCAGGTCAGTATGGTCCTGACACAACTTTCTTAAACAACACGGCACTCGCTACACTTGACGCCGATGGAGAGATGTCGAAGGTATTGTCTGACTATGTTAGCGTTGATGTTAATCAGTCGTCGGGTAACTCTGTAGCGACCTATGATGCTCCACAAAATCCGTTAGCACAGACGTTCTATGTTGACAATCAGTTTGGTGCTGTTATCACTAAAGTTTCATTGTTCTTCAAAGCGAAACCTACTGATGACAACATGCCTGTATCGATTCATTTGCGTCCAGTTGTAAACGGAAAACCGTCAGACACAGAGATCGTACCAGACTCTCATGTATTTTTGAATCCGAGTCAAGTAAATGCGATTGTTGGTAGCCCCACACTTTCAGTTGTTGCGGCATCACCAACAAACTTTGAATTTGATGAACCCGTTTACTTGCAACCTTCGACAGAATATGCTATAGTTGTAGAGTCGCAATCTACCAAGTATGAGTTGTGGAGTGCTAAGACACAAGAGAACGTATTAGGTTCTACTGCACGTCGAATCACCACACAGCCTGCACCTGGATCATTGTTCTTACCTCAGAATGGTGTGACATGGACTGAGTCAAAAGATCAAGATCTGATGATGACGATCTATCGTGCTCAGTTTGATCTTGGTGGCGGTAGTGTTGTTATTCGAAACGTACCGATGCCTGTTAAACTACTCGACAAGAATCCAATTCGTTTAACAGAAAGTTCTGGTACTGTTTACGTCAAAGCAACATGTCATGGTCTTGCAGTCGGTGACACCGTCACAATTGCTGGTTGCGAAGACTTAGCAAATATTGTTGCTAACGTATCGATCAATGGAACTCACACGGTCACTGCGGTTGATATCAACGGTTATACATTTACAATGCCATCGAGTGCCACTTCGGATCGAAATATAACGGGTGGTGGTGTTAATGTCACAACTCAACACAACTTCGTATTTGACGTAGCAAACCCGAATATAGAAACGATTGTTCCTAATAACACATCTATTGACGTGTCTGCTAAGTTCACTACAGGTGTGCATGTGTCGGGTGATGCGAATTTGCGATTCAAGCCAAACGGTGGTTCTGGTTCAATGGCTAATGCAAAATATCAGAGAATCACCCTTGATCAGAACATTGAGCTTGATACTGCACGAGCAATTTACCATTCGGGTGTCACTGATGTGACAAGTGGTCTGGGTGGTGTAAGTGCCGCAAGCGCATACTCTGCTTATATGAAAATCGATCTGAAATCCGCAAACAATTATGTTTCGCCTGTGATTGATTTACAACGTGCGTCTCTGACTCTGGCAGGTGAATGTATAGATGATCCAGAAGTAACACCACAGGTCTATGCTGTCGATGAAACTACACCAAGTGGTGGTTCAACTGGCTCTAAACACATCACGACACCCGTGATAACTGAAGTGCCAGCAACCGGTCTTGATGTGAGAGCACGATGCAATTTACCTCCTGGTTCTGCGATTGACTTCTACTATCGTACTGCAAGTGCTGATGAAGATATCAATGAAAAAGAATGGGTATATAAAGATACG